CCCATAATCTTTTCATTAACCATACCTACAGCTTTCATTATTTGCTGTGTTTCATGTAAACCCAATGCTTTTTGTTTAAACTTGTCCTGATGAGTAGCATACTCTTGTCTAAACTTTCCAACATCACTTTTAAACCCATAATCTTTCTCTTTACTTTCTTTCTTTCCTTTTATTTTTAAAACATTTTCTTTCACAGAAATTGTAAGGTCATCTTTTGAAAACCCTGCAACCGCCATTGAAATGTTATATGCACCATCTTTTATTTTTTCAATATTGTATGGTGGATAACTAACAGTCTTAAAACTATCAAGCTCATCAAAGAGGCTATCAAAGCCTACTGTGAAAGCTCTAAACGGTGTTAAGTCTAGTGTCATTGTTACTCCTTTCTTTTTTAAGCGAGTTAATCAAGATACCCACTAGGCATATCTTGAAGTTAAAGTAAGAAAGGGCGTATATTTCAACGCCCTCTCTAAGTGTTTTTGTGTTATAGTATAAAGAAACTATTACGCTTCTTTAATTCCTACAGCCGCTTCAGGTCTAAGAGTTCCGTGCCCCATAGCGTATTTTGCTACCATTAGCGTTCCTTGTCTACGAATATCGTAATCGGATTCGACAGATAAGTCCATAAGTTTTACCGTACCAACTGCTGAAGGGTGTGACACAAGAGCAACAAAGTCACTTAGGTCAACTGCTTGTGGAGTTGCAGTTGCGGCTGTTGCCGAACCTGCGTCCACTCCTGAAGTTACATTTGATTCTACAAAGTGAGGAACTGGAATTAAATCAATTCCTGCTACTCTTGCAACTCTGCCTTCTGCGATTGAACCTCTACCACTGAAATCAGCATTGATAACGTTTGTAGCGTTTGCTAATTTGTAGTATTCTTCTAATCTAAGAAAACATTTTCTGCCTTCACTTGGAACATAATTTGCATCAAGCTCTTTAGCCGCCGCAAAGATAGCACCTATCATTGCTGTAGATGCTGTTGCATCTGTAGCAGAAGCAATGCCTGTGTCAGTTATGTTAGTTGTAGCGTCTCCACCAGTTACGTTTGCACTAGCTAGAGATGCTTGACCAATAGTTTGTAAAACGTGCTTATCTTTAACAAAAGCTAAAGCTCTGCCAATTTCGGCTGAGTATGCACTTCTTACGTCCCAATGGTTTTTTGCTTCTTCAATATTTGATAAAAATACTGAAGATGTTAAAAGGTCATTAATTGTAATAACCTTTTCGTTGTGATTAGCAGTTGAGCCTAAAATTTCTGCTCCTGCCACATGATAAGCCGCATCAATTCTGCCCATAACTGGGAAGGTTGCCGATTTACCATTAGAGATAGAACGAACCATCTCTGCTCCGCCTGTTTTTGAAGCTCTGTCAAAAGAAGTAAGAACTTCTCCCGCAAAAACTTTTAGAAACAAAGCGTCTTCTGTACCTGTTGAGTTTACCTGAGGTATACTCGCAGGTGTTGCATTTGCCATAATATATTCTCCTTTGAATTTATGGTTTGTTAATAAAAGCCTTGTATTTTCAGCTTCTTAAACTAAATTGTCTCCCCGCAGGAAGGTCAAGTTAATCTACTTATTTACTTGGCAGTTGCCACCTATAAAGGTTGCACAACTATTTTTTATTATTTTTCTTCTCAGCTTCTTGAGCCTTATCAAGAAGGTCGTTTATATTCTTTAACGCTTGAGTAGATATGGTTAATTTATCATATCTATTTTTAATTGTTTCAAGAATATTGTCGTGGTCAGGAATACCTACTGGATTTTTTAAGTAAGTATCAACAACCGAAGTATGTTCAGCAATATCCGCTTCATACTTTTTCTTTAAAGCATATAAAAACATATTACCTCTTCTTCTTTTTGTTTTTTTTCTTCTTCTTATCTTTTTTCTTCTTTTTCTTTTTTTCCATAGGATTATATTTTTCCTTTTTTTAGTTATATTTTTCTTTACTTAGCCAGTCGTCAGCCATATTATATTTTACTATTTGCCAATTTATTTTTTACTTCCGTTTGATACGCAACATCTTTTGCATATCTAGGGTCAGACATAGCCTGAGTAACTTGTGCCCAAGATTGAAAACCTTGTTCACCACTAGCACTAGCCTTACCTTCAACCAACTTAGGTTCACTACCTGTTGCTTGTGAGTATCTAGCTTTAAGACCTACTACTGCTAACTTAACAGATTCTAAATCTTTACTATTTACAGCACTATTATATGCTGTCTTCTCAGTTTCGCTTAAATTTTGACTAGCCCACTCAGACATACTATCATACGCCTGTGTTCCACCAACCATTTCTTTAACGCTTGAGGATTGTTGGTCAGCTATTGCTTGTTGTCCTGCAATAAATCTGTCCACATAATCTTTTGGTATTCCTGCTTTTTCTAATAATTTATAAGAACCATCAGCAAGTTTACCCTCTTTCGCATATTCTTCTGATAATGATTCCATATTTAAACCTGCACTATCTACAGCCTTTGTAGCTATATCTAAATCAGATTTAGGTTGTTCTTTTACTTCTGCCTTAGAAACTGGGTCTACTGATTTTTCAGTAGGTTGAGATTGCTCACCAAGTTTTTTTTCTAATTCTGAATATGATTTGACCAATTCATCAACTGAGTTGAATTTTTCAGGCAAACCTTCAGGTTTACTTTGTGTAGGCTTTATCTCTTCCACTGGTTTATCCGCAGTAGTTTCAGCAGGTTGTACTTCTACTCTATCTACCATAATTTATTTCCTTTTATTGTGGTTTAGTTATGTTACTTGCGACAGGAGCTACAGCTTTACCTGCCATTTCCATGACTTGTTGTTGCTGTTGTTGCTGTTGCATTTGTTCTTGTTCAGCCGCTAATTCTTCCTCAGTTTTAATCAAACCTTCCATCTCTATTCCTAAACTTGTAGCGATACGTTTAATTAAATCAGAAGGATTTAACGATTGAACTACTTGTGGATTTATCTGAGCTAGATTTCCTATCTCAGCCACAAATTCTCTTAATTTTTGTAAATCATTTCCTCTACCCAATGCTTCAATTCCTGTAATAATAGTAGGTTCAACTGAATTTTTAGGTAATGGTGGAATTTCTTTAGCTTCTTGCATACGTTTCATTAGTATTTTAACTAATGGAAGTTGAAACTCTTGGGATAGTAATGAATAAACACCACCCATACTTGTTTCTAATTGCTCAGCCATATATCTAATTTCTTGAGCTGTCACTCTTTCAGCATCTCTTTGAATTGCTGTGTGTAATAAGAAAGCATAAGACATACGCTCTTCTAACTTAGCTATGCTTCTTTCTACTACTTGTAAATCATATTGTTTTTGAGCTTGTAATACAGTAACATCTTCAGCACTACCAGTAATAATGTCACCATTTCTAGTAAGTGATAAATCTCTTTTCTTTGTTACAGCATTAGGTCTGACCATGAATACAATTTTAGAAGAAGCCGCCGCACTTTCAACAAGTGCTTGAGACAATCCTTCTAATGATTTTAAATCTCCCAAAAATTCTTCTACATATCCTCTGCCATAATCTTCAGAATCAACTCTAACCATTCTCAGAGCTTGATAAGGAAGTAACTCTTTAGTGAAATTTCCTATTGATTCAGGAATTTTCATTCCATTTACTTCTTGACAAATATAATATTTATCATTTTCTAATTTATAAAGGTGTGTATATAATTCTACATCTTCATCTTTTTTATAGTCTGCATCAACTATAATTTTACCTCTTGTAACTTCATCTAAACTTAATGGACTTACAACTTCTCTAATAACAATTTCTAATATATTTCCTGAAGCATCTCTATTACATACATATTGAGTAATAGGAAACACTCTCATTGTTCCATCTTTAGGAAGATAAGTTAAAACATTTCCTGCTACAATTAGATGTTTGAGAGCTTCAAATACGCTCACTCTTAAAGCTAACTGTTCAATCTTTTTAGATACTTCTCTTTCAATACCCGCTAATGATTTTTCTATTTCAGTTTTTAATTCTTTTTGTTGATTTAATTCCTCTTTTGTTTTTCCGCTAACTGATAGTCTAAAAAAAGGGGAATTAGGTGGGAGCAATAAAAGAAGTAATTTTGAGGCTAAGTTATTTACGCCTCTAGCTCCTACTGATTGGAAGGGATTGTATAATTTACTGGAATTTGAAAAACCTTCAGGTGTGACTAAAGAAGAGATAGTTAATTCGCTACATTCTTGTGCTCTATCTACAAATTTTTCTCTGTTTTCTTTTAATTTTAAATATCGTTCTTTTGCTGTAGGATTAACCTGCATTATCGTATCGTTGCTCTTTTTAGTTGCCATTTATATCCTTAGTTATTAAGCTGAGTAGTTTACGCCTGAATCTGCTGTAGCAGTATTCAATGCTAATCCAGTAGTAAGAGCTGTTTTGCCGCTTTTTATAACTCTTTTCTTTTTCTTCTTCATATCTTTATCGGCAGTTACTAACTCAATAGGTCTTTCCACTGCTTCTACTGCTTGAGAAACCACTGGTGCGGCTACTCTTTGAATAGGTGCAGAAGGGGCTTTTGGTGCTGATAGGCACATATTATTTTTCTGTCCTCTCTTTTAACGTGTTAATAAATCTTACCACATCTCTTTGACCTGCTTTAAAATAAACTGTCTTCATATCATCTCTTACTTCAGGTGATTTTTCAGGGTACAGTTCATTCAAAAGTTTAATCAAGTCATCAACTTTGTGTGGTAAAACTAAATCTTTATCCATATATTATTCTTCTAAAATGGGCACTTTAGTCCCACAAGCTCCCTGTTACAGTTCCTTTGTTATATTCTGTTGCTCTATTTTCAAAGAAGTTAGCGTGTTCAACACCATTCAATACCCA